CCGCGCCATAGTGAGTGGTTGGTGTCGGCATGGTAGGACCAGCACCACCAAAAGAGTCGGCTTTCAAGAGCGGGTGATCCAACAGTCTCTTGTAGATCTTCAAAGACTGAGGAGGCCTATCCAGCATCTGAGATACTAAATAGACGTCGTCATTCGCCCTTTGCAGGCTTTTAATCGATTCGTCTTCAGTGGAAGTATCGATGACTTTTTGCACCGCTTCCCACCGCTGATCAAGCGAATGTGATTTGATCATTTCGTGAGCGTCTTTTTCGTCAAAACGCCCTTTACGTTCTCCAGGAGTCCCTTTTTGAACCTCATTAAGGGCGTCAGAGATCATTCGTTTTACGGTCTCTTCGTCCTTACTTTTTGACAGGTCGCTGATAAGATTGCCGATGATTTGTTTGGCCTTTTCGAGATTTTCTTTAGCCATTACGCTTCACCTCCAGTAGATTTAGGCGCACTTTCCGCGGCTTTTTCAGCTCCTTGGTGAGAAGCACCAGCGGGAAGGCCAAGTGTTGGCCGAAGAGCTTCGAAAAATTCAGCCAAGCTTTTAAGTACTTCAGCCTGTTCATCGAATTGTTTCTGTAGCTCATCGAACCGATCGGCAACAAGTTGCTCAGCAACGGACTTCGTGCTCTCGAGCAGCCTCGCTTCAAGAGCAGGAGCCATATCATCTAAGCGCTTCGTAATCTCATTCAACGCACCTTCCACCGCCTTGAGACGGCTTTTGATCCCCTCTAAAACCGGATCATACCCCTCAATGTCCTTATTAGGCGACGGATTAGGATATGGATATTCTTCACCCGCAGCACGGAGGACTTCGGCTTTAATGGCGCGACAGATTGCAACTAAGCGCTCGTCAACATCTTGAGGCATATGAGGCATATCCTGGAGGGCCGCAATAAGCTTGTCAACCATAGCTGCAATTGCTTTTGCTTTTTCCTTATCCATTGTAGATTTATTCCCCCCTTCAATGGTGTTGACGACTTCTGTGTCGCCGTTGCTCATATTTTGCCCTTGAGTTTCTTTCGAAGTCTCGAGGGCTTTGGATAAATAATAATGCAGCGTTCTTGCATGAGGATTTGCAGGAACCGAGACTAAGGAAATCTCGAAAATCTTAAATCCTTTGATGATCGTGATCATTCGATTGAGAGTCTTGTCGAACTGCTCATCATAATCCGTCACCACTCCACGAAAACTAAATTTAGAAATCACACCTTCGGTGATCTTTTTCCAAATTTCATCTTCATGGCTAGAAATTAAGACTTTCACGAATAAACCCGAGTCTTTAGGATACGCTTCCAGTACTTTACCGATCGGGCGGTCTGCGTCATGATTATACAGGACGGTAGTGTAATGAAGGAGGTCCTTAGCGGCCCCCTCCAGAGCCTCGCGAGTAATCACTTCGTACTGCGAATCAATGACATCAGCAACCGCCGCAAATCCGGTTACTATACGTTTAAGCTCGCCTGTCTCATCGAAAGTGTCAACCTGCTTTTCGATGTCAAACAAGGCATCCTGAAACTCGAAGCCCTCAATTTTGAGAGCTAAATTTCCATCGATCGGCATTTGAAATCCTCCAAAAACGCCACATTTGGCTCATGATTAATTTTGTCCCACAATCATACTAAATGGGTCATAATTCACTCCGCTTCACCTACATTCCCAGTTACTCGCAAAGTCCATATGTTAGTATTCTCGTCCTCTTCAAGTAAGTACAAACCTTTCCACTTACTTGTTTTAACCTGAAACTTCTTCAAATGAGGATCATCAATCAACAATAACATGCTGCCTTTTACAACTCTTTCAACAGTAACTGGTATTTGTCGGTTGGGGTTTAAGATTGACCCAGGAGGTAAATCACCCGTCGTATCCATCAAGTGTTTGTCTTTAATTTTTTGCATGGTTCCAACTACTGACATAGACGTTGGATCGTTGTTGAATACAAAAAGGTAGGCGAAGTTATCCATATCGATCCACAAATCGTAAAGCTCAGCACTAGCACCGACCCTAACATGTAGTGGACCACGCCATACCCTATGATTTAAGACAAACTTACGTTCAACTCCTAATTTCAAGACGGCTTGGTCGTCTTCCTTAGAAGCCCTAGAAACGGGTTTGAATCCCTTATCGTAATCGATCGCCACTTTGAATTTCTTAATGGCTTCTACTAAGCTATCACGAACCTTCAATGCAGCCTTAGAATCTTTAACATTCCAATATTGAAATTCGTGAGGAATTTGGTCACGAACGTACTTAGGCAATGCTGAAATATGGTATGGGGTTATTCTCCCTTTTTGGACTGCGCGTCGTGATAAAATGTAAGGCTCGTTGTCATTCGGCTTGATCATCAACCACATCGTTGGTGTCCTAATTTCAACCTCTTCAGCGGGAGGCAAAGCAGCGAGTGAAATAGTTTGATCAAAACCAAATTCAACACCTTCAGGCAAAATCACTTCACCCAACGTACAAGTAATTTCGTTGCCATCAAGAACGTAATTATTTATTGGATCTTCAACGTCGAACACGCGTTGTAAGAATTCCGGGATAGAAACAAAACCTTTTTTGAGGTCTGACGTTAGTTGTCTAAAAACGAGGCGTTGAACCTTGTTCCGCCATTTATCACAATGAACCCAGTATTCATGGAAGTACCCAGAACGATATCCATACTCAACGGTCCCTTTAGCTGCAATATAAAATACTCCTGGAAATTGTTCTGTTGCACCTACACCCCCACGTTCAACCACGCCTTCGAAAGTTAGCCACTCAATTGGTTCAGGCTCTTTTAATTGAACCATAATTGAGGTGGCTTTCTTCAAACCACCGCGCGTCTGTCTCGCTTTAAATTCCCCAGTCACCGCATTGAACTTCCAGAGACGGTCGTCCTTTGCCCACTTCTCTGCCATCGCTTCAGTAGTGACTGGAGCGTCAACGATGCCTGGCATAGGATTGTCTAGAGTGTACCCCAATAAGTACTGATTTTTGACATGTTCTATCCTAAAGTCACAATGAACAGATTTTCCACGCCAGTGATAATGCATAACAAACTTATGTACTAAATTTTCCTCAGGATATTGCTCCCAAATGTTCGTTTGTTTGACTAATTCAAATGGAATAAAATCATCCAAATCTTTCATTTGAATTAGTTGTGCGTCTCTGCCTATTTTCATCAAAGTTGTGACAGTATCCGCACTCTCATTAGCATTTGCTATAGTACGATTTTCATACACTTTGGGTTCATATAATGCGAGTGAAATTTTTCCTGCGTCATCTTTGTGGACAAAAAGGGTGTGAAACTTTACCGTGATAATATCCCCAACTTCCGCAGCGACGCCGGTATTAAAAGTCTTGCCGACCTCTAAAAATTGAGTTTTAGAATTCGGCAACACCCTTAATTTACTTTCATCAACATCTTCTAATTCGGAAGGTAAAACTTCAACCCCAATTTTATATTGCCAAGTTTTCTTTTGTCCTTTTATCAACCGAGAGTCCAAAACGACGCAATGAGCCTCAGCATACTTTTTAAATTTCACCATATCTGAGGTACGACCATCCAACTCAAACTTGTATCCATCCCATCTTTTTATCATAGCCCCCTCAAGATTATCAAACCTAAGGAGGTTGTTTATAACTCTACGAACTTGTGTTGATCCAGATACAATAGGTGTGGGTACTAAGTTAAAGCCGGGATGAATGTTGGATAATAACGATTGTTTGATCGGAAATTTTTCCTCAATTAAGGCCCAACGTTGCTTATACAGTTGCTTGTGAATGTCTTGTCCATCAAACCAAACACAATCATGCAAATTCCAGACATACTCACTATCTTGGGTGGGACTNTTTGTATGCAGTTCACCAGAAACAACCTCCCTACCTTGATGGACGAGCTTGCCCCCTTGTTTAATCCATTTTTCAACCTCCCCGATTAAAATGTAATCAGTTTTTGGGAATGTGGATTCAGCAATTTTGATTAAGTGCGGGAACTTATCGGTTACGTCACTACCATCTTCGGTGAAGACAGTGAAGTTGCCATCTTTGTCTCTGTGCAATGAACATGATACGCCATCAAACTTCCCTTGAATAGCGATGAATAAGTCCGAAAGCCTTAAACGTGAAGCCCAATTACGCAAATACTGAAATAATTGTTCGAGAGAAAAAACTTCTGCTTCCCTATAAGCGGATATTGAGAGGGTAGTCTTGAGAGGGAAAAAGAAGTGGCCAGGACCTAACAGTTTGTCTTGTTTTTGCTGTAATTGGGCGTCCCTTAAATTTTGTTTGCTACTCTTCATTCATTTCACCCTCATCTAGCTCTTCATCATGCTCATCTAATACATCGTCGGGGTCGTGTTGAATAAGATCAGTGTTGAATGACCTAACAAGATCAAGGCTACATACACCGATATAACTTGTAAAGGGAGAGAGACCAGAGTCTTCGACTTTGGAAAAACGATATCTAACAGAGTCTGGAAATCTCGCAATAAACGCTGAGTAAATTTTCTCTTCTAACTCAACACTCAAACCGGCTCTTAGCAAAACATCAACATCATTCTTGGTTGCTCCTCGAGTAGCAATTCCCCCAACAAAGTACAAATAAGGCTTAACTAAACATAAATCGTCAAATTGATAATTCAGTTGCACCGTCCACAATGGGTCGAGCTTTTTAAGCACTAAATCATATGCTACATCCACACCCTCTAACTGTTCCATCGAAACAGGTTTATATTTATTCCACTCTTCTCGAGGAAATTGCCGCAAGATTCGAAAATACATAACCTTGATAAGTTGGCGCCCACCAATGTCAGTTAACCAAATGTGACCCCTATTAACGTCAATTAGCACTGCCTGCTCAACAACCACAACTTCCTTGGGAATATAAGAAACGATATCCTCAACAAAAATCCATGGACCCATCTCTTCACCTGAAGATGCGAAGCCTGGTGATCGCATAGCACGACCCAAAGGTCTATCAAGGGAATCCCAATTCTGGGGCACCTCTAAGCCCCTTCGCATCAGTTCCTTTTCAACTAAATGATGCCAGTTCCACAACTGTTCTTGCTGTGTGATAGTTACGTCTTTAAGATGTATCACTTCCCACACAGAATGTAGTTGGTTGTGCAACTTCACCAATTCAGACTTACTTAAATCACTTAACCTAGATGGAATAATTTTGGCGAAACGTTCAACGAACTGTTCGATTTCAGGGTAGGAAACTCTATCAAGCTCATCATGAACCCTAAACCTAATACCGCGACGGACCATCTCAGTAGCAATGATTTTATGGCGAATGATGAGATTCTTAAGTTTGGGGTTGGAGACGTCGTTTTTCCTAAAATATGGGGCGGCTAGTTGGTGAGCTCGAAAATGTAAGTTTAAAAGTTCACTATCCGGAACTTTTCTAATAGAAGCAGGGGTAATTTGGTTGAATCTCATCTACTGGTCTCTACTATTCACCTTCCTCCGCTTCACCTGAAACGCCCGTTCCTTCTGGGACATTACCAGGTCTCCAATCAATTGATGAAGGAGCTCTATTAGGCGAAGGTTCTTGTCCTGACTCAGATGCTGGCTTCGAGCCAGGAAACACATCACCGTTTTCTACCGGAGGCAATCCAAGAAGTGCGCGCGCTTCATTGAGCGTCATTAGTTTTGCTTCGGACAATCTTGAAACAATTCTTGAATTAGCTGAAAGTTTGATTACGTTCACTGGAGCAGTGGAAGTATCAAAGGCGCCCATAACTAACCGATCATTACGCTTAATTACTTGTGAGTCAATAATCGCGGAAACCTTTCTTAACTTAGGAGCTATGGTGCTATCATAAAAGATAGCCTGTGCAACACGGGCCGTAGAATAATTGGCACTATCAGGAACTCCAGCTAAAATTGGCGGAACTCCCATACCAACAAATAGTGCATCTCGCACCGCTTTTCTCATTTCTGGGAATGACGCCTCTTGTGGTGTAGCAGCGATCTGCTTGAAATCCATTCCGTCTTCTAAAATAGCAACATGAAATGCATTCTTACGTCCTCTGTGCCGTTCCTCCCACTTCGAAATTAAACGATTATACACCGCGTCACTTAAAATTCTAGGAGTCGTAATAACACCACCAGGTGTAGCATCATTTGCGAAAAATCTCGCATTGTATTCATTCGCAGCCCAATCTAATTGCAGTTGGGTCCAAATTGGCTGTAAGCAACCTAAACCCCAATACTCGTTAGTTGGGTTTGCGTAACGAAAATGTACAATTTCTTTAGGTTCGTAACGTATGGTTTGGTTCGAAACACGGTACTCATATGCCTCAACATATCGAGTTGGATGTGGAATAATTCTCATCCCAGTAGGGTCGAGGAAATAAATTTCTGAGATATATCCCGATTCATTGTACACAAGCTCCCAGAACGCGTTACCAATCAACTCTAAAACTAAAAATGTATTCTCCAACAAATCAGTGAATGTCATATGTGGGTTAGGTTGAGTCACGAGACGCCACATATAGTGGTCCTCAGATACTATATGTCGTCCTTTTCGGGTATACAACACAAATGGGACCGATGCTGCAGTATTCGCGATTAAGTAAACTGCAGCGTATACCCACGGGTTCGATGTGTATTGCAATAAAAGGGAATTAAAGTCAATGGGTGGATTGTAGTACTCGTAAAATAAATCGCGAGCCGCTCTACCAGCGGGAGGTTGTGCGGAACCGCTTTGTACAACTATCTTTTTGTTAACGGGTTGGAGGGCTTTACAAACGTCAATTAAAAGTGCCATTATTTTCCCATTTAATTGAATACAAAAACTTGTCCCGTTTTTAATTTGACGGCCCCATTTAAAATGGGATCAGAATTTAGCGCAACGAAACAAATCTGATTTGGGGCTCTCTAGCAAGACCTTTAACCGCAATATAAATCGCGTCAATTAAATCAGCGGTAGTTAAGGGGAAGCTGACCATTTCATTAATGAAATCGTTATGTAAATCACGACGTATTAACAGTTTGTGACACCGAATAAGGTTTGACAAGAATTCAACGCGAGATTCCTTTGAACCACCAGTCCTGACTTTCACAATCGGTAAAATCACATCTAATTCCTCTAAATATTCATGAAAATATGTTTGTAGCGCAAATGCTTCGATTTGAATAGCTATCGCGTGCGGAAATTTCTGGTAAAACGAAAGGACGATGTCGCGTTGATCGGCAAGCCTCAGATTTTTTCGTACCAAATATTCTAAAACGTACGCCCTTTGTGTGCCCCTTTCTTGGCCAACCGCAGCGATGGCAAAAGCGCTGTGTCTGTCAGTTTTTTCTAAGCCCGGAGCACACAAGTCAACCCCAATTAAAACATCTAAACGCTCATAGGCTACTTCATGAGGCTCATAATATGAAAGATCAAAATCCTCAATTGTAATGTAATCCCCTCCGCCTGTAAAAGTCACGTCATTTTGGTATTGGAGACGAAAAACGTCTGGGCCGTACATAGCTTCGATCTGCTGCAACTTCTCGAGAGGAAACATCTCTTCCCAAAATGATGTGCCATCTGGATTAATTGCGGGCTGGATAAGCGATCTCCAGCCCCCTTGCGACTCTTCGAGCTCTAGCAACTTGTGGTAAAGATCGTCACGATGATACGATGTGCCTATTACATGAGCAGCAGTTTCATGAGAAATGCTCAACGTAGGCATAGCAACAAACCTAAACCAATCCCAAATTTTTCGACGTAGGGAGGGAGAATCACGCGACTCAACATCAACTACATCATCAAAAATAATAACGTCGAAGTGCTTACCAGCAAGAGTTGATCCAACGCCTAAAGCGGTGAACGTCGCCTCCGCCATCGACTGGCTTCTCATCAAAGTAACTTCCACGTTGTTCCATTTCATTGCTTTGTCTGGCTGGATTAAATCCGGCCACACCGCACGAAGACGTTGGTTAGTTTCGAGAATGTTTTTAATTTTACTGACGAAGCTGCTAGACAAAAGGGATGATTTTGAAATGATACCTATACGAATGTTGGGGTTACGCAACGCACGCCAAATCGAGTAGTAATGACCACACACTGTTGAATTATGACTTATCGCACCGTTAGCTAGAAAGGTACCATCCATGGTAGATAGATCAACGGTTAGACCCTTCGTCTTGCGTACCGACTTCACATACTGTAGGAAATGAGGGAAGCGGAATAAAAAAGTAAAGTTATACAGTTTGGGGACAATGTGAATGTTTTCTTTGACGAATCTCTCCGCCAATAACGGTTTGTCCTCGTAATTTTTTTGACAGTCTTTTTCGAGGCGAATTTTAATAATAGGCAAAACAAATGGGTCCCTCTGAATTTCTGCCGCTAACAGTCTCGCGAGCTCAGCAATCTGGCTCTCAGTATAATCACACCGATCAGTATGTCCACGGAGAAAGTTGTGAAAGCTTCTGCGAAGTTTAGCAGATTTCTGCAGTAGTTTATATCCAATCCTCGTCAAGGGAAATCCCAAGTTTAAAAACCATTTCTGCACTTCGATCGCTTGTTGCTCGGTAAATTTAACATACTGATTATACCACCAAAAAGTGTGAGCAATTGTTCTTGTTGCAGATAGTGAGCACTCCCTAAGGCATACAGGTATTAGAGGGCTGTCGAAATTCCTGGATTTTAAGAAATCCAGGAACTTAGGCGGGATTGATTTCCACTCTTTGTGATTGAAAAATCTCCAAAGAGGGATCGCCATTTTCTGACGTGCTCTCGGTTGATGCCAGATCTTCTCCCAACCCTCTGGAAAGTTGAGCCAAAAGAATGCTAAAGCAGAATACCACAATGCGGGAGGAACGTTGAATGGATTATCAGAGCTGTCAACAAATTTCCGCCAATCACACCTAAACACGATTCTGTCATGTTCAGTAAGAAATCGGGCCTCACGAAACTTAAGATGAAACCCATTCCAAATCAGCCACCTATGTTCTGGGGTACATCTTAAGACGTAGCCATCTTCGGTTTCGATTTCGAGTATATCATCAAGCCCATTAGAGTAAAGTTGTGTAGCCCTAGTCTCTCCCAGGCAAGACTCTAAGATGAAATCAGTTGAGGTCGTAAAAGGAAGGGTTGTTTCACAAGGAAGGGCTTCTTTGATATACTTTAGTCCCTGCGGTGTAGGAATTAAAGTATCGTCAGCGACACACTTCCAAGACCCCCGAGGACCTAAAATTAAGGTCCTCGGGTGAGTCATTTGGAATTCGATCCACTGATTGTGGAATGGTTGCAGGACTGTATCTAGGAAAGCGGCACAAAAGAAATCAAACCTTTCTTCACCAGCTATGCGAAGAAGCTTTATTTCCTCCTTTTTTATGGGTGCAAGCTTAAACTTATTCAATGAAGTCATTTGTGTGCAATACCCAAATCACTTCATCAATGCGGTCCTGCAAATCAACAGATTGAATAATGTGAAATGGTAGATGCAAGTCACATAACATACCCAATATTATGTAGTGCATCATAGTTGCATTGTATTGTAATGTATTACGCACCCCATCATCCTCGATCGCAAATCGCCCAGTAGGAACGAAGAAATGGAAGTGATACATTAAACGTGCGTAATCCACACACGCTTGATAATACTGTTTGAGAAAGTCCTGCGACTTGCTTTCTCTCCCTAAACTACTCAATGTGTAGCTGAACATGTCAATCGAAGTGCGGTCGGCAAGAAAGGGGGCTTGAATGAACTTCTCTTCCATCGACTTCTTTTCAAACAACCTTTTTTGGAACTTAAGCGCCAAATCAGCATCAGTACCAAAAGTTGGTGGAGTCGCTAAGCCCATACCCTTTAACACGTCACGTACCACGCCTAGCACTGCTGGTACCTCCAATTGCCTACTGACTTCTTTGACTAACGTCGTCTTACCAGTACCCTCCGCACCTGAAAATCCAATTCCGAGTTTCCACTTAATCTTCATAAACGCTTCCTTTCCCTCCCAGAGTTTCTTCGAGAACCGTCGCGATATGTGCAGGTTCTGGAGTCTTACGATTAGCGGCCTTCATGAATTCATTGACAAACTTATTAACATCAACACGACCCTTTAATTTGAAGAATTCTAATGAGTTATCGCCCTCCTCTTGACCAAACCCATACGCTCGTTTGAGTTCAAGGATCAATCTTAGTGTTTCTAACAACTCTCTCCAGGTTTTTGGCCTTAATTGTGATACGTTAAGAGAATCACCCACGATTTTTTCAAGTACAGCAATGATTTGTTGTGCTGTTAAAGCTGGCTGCAATTCGTCAACAACCGCATCCACAACCGCATCTACGACCTGAGATGAAACCGCTTGTGGAACCGACACTTGCATCTTTTTCTTAAAATCAACCCAAGAATGGTATCCACAAGTGCACTTACAATTTTTTGATTTCCAATACTTTAAAGTATTAGGGCTGACGTTCAGCTTAATGGCGATTGATTCAAGAGACATCCCTTGACAATACATTTCAAATGCTGTTTTGTGTAATTCAACGGTTGGCGTCATCAGAAAGTTTTCTACTCCTTAAAACACCTATCCATCTAGCTGGGCTAAACTAACACCGAAAATGATCGTTGCTTCCTTAGCACTACAACAATTATCACTTAGAAGAGTGTCACCAACATTCACAATATATGAAATCTTAGTCGCAGGGCACCTTAAAAACACGTAATCCTGTTTGCGAGATACATTAAGCTCCTCATGCACCTCACCACAGAACGGACAAAGCCATTTGTAAAACCTGCTGAAATTCGCGTCGAGTATAGATTGTGCCTCCTTTATGGATCACTCAACCGTCGTGTCATCCTCTTCCTCACTAACGCCTATTACCTCACTACTGTCTACGCTTAGATCAAGGGTTTTCGCCATCGCCTCCGCCACCCATGAATCAACTTGTTCACGATGCGCCTCATAGTATTCCCTAAATGAAGACGATTGAAACTTACCACCTAAAGGGTCGGTATACCATCCGCCTTTCTTTACTAAAATGTTAGCTTGTGTTAAAACATCAAGCATCGGCGTTATAGAATCGATACCAGAATCAAAGCGGATGATAAACTGGCATTCTTGCAAAGGAGGGGCTAACTTATTACGAAGGATTTTGGCTTTGCATTTAATACCAACAGTAGTTTGCCCTTGCTTAACATATGCCATCCTAGCAACTTGGATAATCAATGGCGAATGNAACGTCGTTGGTTGCTTTGCAAGCCAGGTTAAAGGACTGCCATATCCCATTGTCATGATTTTTGTGCGTGGTTGATGAACTAAGATTAAGGCGCAACGACTTTTAGCTAAAGGTAATGTAATTCTACGAAAAGCGAAACTTAAATACCTCGCATGNGTTCCCGGCTTGAGAGACTCTCCAGCTCGTAAACTTAAATCGGACTCACTTG